GACAATTAATGACACCGCAGATGGTGCAACTATTTCGGTAAATGCAGAAAATAGATTGGTTGATCTTAAAAGACCCTGCAACCTTAGATACACAAAAAACAGTCAAAAGTTTGTAGACACTAATGACACAGGATTCAACAGAGTCAATTCCATACAAGATATGGAGATTATCTGGGGAAGAGAAGGCAACACTGGTAGTGCAGCAAGAATAACTGGTGGTGGTAATCCTGGGTTTAATCCAGACATAAGGTTTGATACACGATAATGAAAAAGAAGAGCGACTGGCAAGTTCTTCTGACAGAGTTTATAGAGGAACACAAAGAAACACCCTTTGCATGGGGGAAGTGGGACTGTTGTATATTCGCTAACGCTGCACTCAAAGCCATATCAGGTAAGAACGTTATACCAAAGGAGCTTAAGTGGAAAGACGAAGCGACAGCAATGAAAGCAATCAAAGATTATGGCAAAACGTTAAATGGTGCTTTGAGTAAAGCATGCAAAGAAGCAGGACTAGAAACTATACAGCCTGCATTTGCTACAGCAGGAGATCTTATCCTGTTCAAAGAGGAAAGCGAGTTGGCAGGTATTCATGATGGTTTTAACATACTTGCACCAACTGATGACGGTATAGCTACCAAAGATCCTTCACTAACAATAAAAGCATGGAGGGTGCCACGTGGCTAAAGCCATTAAAGCTGCTGTTGTAGCTGCACTCGTTGTATTTGTAGTTGCCTCAACAGGAGGAGTAGGAGCAACTGCGTTTAGTGCATTTGGTCTAACAGGTGCTGCAGCTATGGCGGCAGTAACATTTGCGACTACACTTATATCTTCAGGTCTTTCTATGCTGACATCCAAAGGCATAGAAGCAAACAATAAAAACTTTGGCACAAAAGTCACCACTAGAAACGCTACAGCTGCAAGACAGATTGTGTATGGCGAATGTATTGTTGGTGGCACGATTGTGCATATGCAAACGTCTGGCACAGACAATCATCTTTTACACATGGTTGCGATTGTTGCTGGTCACGAAATACAGAGCTTAGAAGCCTTAAGAATAAATGGTAAAAACGTGGTTATCGGGAACAATACAACCACATCTACTATTGGCGGTAAGCAGGTATTTAACGTCAATTTATCATCGCTTAAAAATTCAGATAACGATAACAAGCTAGATAGCAGTGGTACCTTAATGAGATTCTCATTTAACAACGGATCACAAACTACAGCAGATGGGTTTCTGCGTAATCAGCTAAGTGGATCAATACCAACTACACATATATATAAGGACTGTGCATACGTGTATGTACAGATGGTATACGACACAGAGAAGCTACCTCAGCCGCCTACCCTTACATTTAAAGTCAAAGGCAAGAAGTGTTTTGATCCAAGGACAAACTCTACTGCATTTACCTCTAACCCTGCTCTATGTATCAGAGACTATCTGAGCAATACAACCTACGGATTAAAGGCAGAAGCATCAGAACTTAATGATAGTACATCAGCAGGTGGCTTTGCCTCAGCAGCTAACACCTGCGATCAAGATGTCACGCTAGCTGATAACTCAAGCACCGAAGATCGGTATACCGCTAACGGATTTACAGACATGTCTGCATCTCCTGACGGTGTATTAGAAGGGCTGTTGTCATCTTGTGCTGGAAAAATGACATATGTGAATGGAAAATTTAGTTTGTTTGTTGGGGCTGCACAAACACCATCTCTTACTATCACAGACGATAAGCTACTAGCACCTGCACAAGTTAGCACCCGACCTAATAACGGAGAGCTATATAACACTGTCAAACCGATTTATGTAGATGCAAGTCAAAACTTTACAGGTACTGACGGTGCTGTGTTTCAGGATTCTACGTTTTTATCAGCAGATACACCCAGTGGTGAAAGCTCTGCAAACTATGTAAAGCAACAAGAAATTCAACTGCCCTACACGACTACATCAAGTATGGCTGACAGATTAGCAAAGATTGCGTTGCGTCATGGTAGACAAAGTGTTGCTCTGTCATTAGTGACCACTATGGAGTTTTTAAAGTTACAGCCTGGAGATTGGGTGTATGTAACTAATGAACGACTAGGATATACAAATAAAGTTTTTGAAGTTATTTCTACAAACATGGAGATGGTTGGTGATGAGACACCAGCTGCTGCAACAAAGCTAGAACTTAAAGAAAACAACAGCTCTGTGTTCAATCATGTATTCAACGAATATGGCACTGTGCCAGATGAAGGATCTGATATATCAGATGATTCCAGAACACCAGGAGCGCCATCCAGTTTAAGTGCAACCACGCTCACCTTTAACGTCTATGTAGTAAATCAAAAAATAATTAGAGCTAACTGGACAAACTCTACATCTGAGCTAGTGACAGGCACAGAACTATCTTACAAGCTCACCTCTGATAGTGAATATACAATACAGCCTATGATACCCAAAGGCCTTACATTTGGTTTCATACCAGGGGTGCAGACAGGGCAGCAATATGATGTGCGGGTAAGGCACCTTAACATACATGGAATCTATAGCTCATACGCCACCGTGCAACACACGGTAGCGGGATCAGCACAATCTAATACAGACCTACAAAATGATGCTATATCTATAGACAGCACAACTGGGAAAATAGGGGGCATAGGAACAGGTAACAACTCTAGGATCTTCAACGACATCATAGATATAGATTTAGATACAATCACCAACATAGGGCGTATAAGCATAGGAGGTATCGGAGGGAGTAATAACACTATAGATGTTACTAAATCTAATCTCTCTCTTGATTATTTTGACGGAGCTAATAAAACAGAGTTTGATAGTGTTAGTAGTTCAGATGGAAAGATAGGTTTAAAAAACAACAACGCATCTAGCTTCACATTGCTAGAGCCTTTTACATCGGCAGAACTCACTAAGTTAGTTCGTCTAAGGGCAGGCACAGCGCCTGATGATGCAAGCGTAAGCATTAAAAATGACGGTATTTCAATAAACACCACCACAGGGGTTATAGGTGGTATAGGTACTGGTTCTGGATCGCGTGTTTTTAATGATGTCATTGGTATAGCGTTAGACACGACCACAAACGTAGGGCGTATATCTATATCTGGTATTGGCTCATCTAACACGTCAGTAGATGTTACTAAGAGTAACTTAGGTCTTGACTATGATGATGGAGCTACAGTCGGGGCTAGGTTCGGAACTAATCTATTTGATACAGATGGCTCTACAAATCTCACTGCTAATGAAATAAAGAACGGAAGCATAGGTGTAGATACCAACGGTAGGCTCACCAACACAGGCACTGGCACCACTGTATTCTCTAATGACAAAATATCTAGTGGCAATTTAGCAGGAACTGGCAAAGTCTTTTCTACGCTACCAGCTAGCGGAGCTACAGTCGGAGCTACTCTTGGCACTAATTTGGTTGATAGTGGTGGTACATCTCTCAGCGATGAGGACGTTAGAAACAGCGATCTCTCTTTAGCGTATAGCGGCACTAGCTTACAAATTAAAAAAGGCAGCACCCAAATTGGGTCAAACCTTGCGGCTGCAAACGGACTTATAAACACTCGTATTCAGATGAATACAGATGGCAGCTTGACCTACAGCAACAATGGTACGGGCAACCCTACCATGAACACCCTTACTGATGGCGGCAGTATTAGATCTAGGCTGACAGCAGGACTTACAACAGCTGGAGATGTTAAAAGAACAGTCAGCAAGAGTGTAGGTGGTTTTGGGCAGGACGTATCATCGGCTACTGGCATACCAGATTTTACAAGTGGAACACTGAATATAAGAACCACCGTGCCTCCTGCTAGGGGTGGGTTTGGAATAGATATAGCCAGTACGTTTGGCAGCACTGTAGGCATATTGCCACGTTGGAATGGAAGCTCATTTGAAAATCTAGCAGAGTCTGGTCTGCTCAATAGCGGAATTACAATTAATAATGACGGTGAAATATCTGGTATTGGTACAGGCTCTGGAACCTTTGTAGACAATAGCCTTACTGGGAACAGCCGCACCCTAAGCATCAACTCTAGTTCTGCAGCTTACAACTCTGCTAGGGGGCTACCAAATGGCACAGATGCTACAGGAAAATCATATCTCATTGGAACTACTGGGTTGCCTACCTACGGAAGTTCATCATATGACTCTGGTCATAAGGTAGCACCATCTGCATTTTTTATAGAATCGGTACAATCAGGAGGATACAACAAGATCACCCTTAAAAATTTCCAATTTGGGGTGACAGGCAATTTGACATTTACATCATCTGGCAAAGGAAGCACAGGCGGTAATTTATTAATTTATGTATCAGCAGGGATTAGTAGTAGCTCATCGTCATACAGCCAAGTAACAAACGGTGACATTGGTGAAGTTCTAGCGCTTAGTCAATTTGGGACAGCAACTACGTTTAGCGGTGGGTTTAGTGTTCTAGTTAATGAGCTTGAATTAAACATACCACAGGCATCACAAACAACTACAGGAACACTTTGGCTTTGGTGTGAGCTGTTTGTATCAAATGTAACAGCAGTATCTAGCACACCAAAAATACAGCTGGTGGATAGAACAGACTCGCAAATCATATTAGGAAGAACAACAGGTGGGTCGCAAACTGGTAACTATAGCCATTCTACAAGCACACACAGTATTGCGAGGAGTTAATTATGCCAATGAATCCAGAAGATATAAAAAACAAAGGCTGGCTGGTAAAGAGATTAGCTGCTTATGAAAGCATGTCAGAGGGCGAGTTTAGAGACATGACTATAGGGTTACTAAACGTCCTTGTGTCAGAATTATTAGAAAATGCTACAATAGAACCGAGCAAGTTTCGCAGAGAGGATCTGGAGAGACTGGCAATGATACTAAGTATCAAGACAGATAACCCAAAAGAATAGGAGGAATATATGCCATACGGAGCGCACCAGGGCGGTAAAAAGCCCCAAAAAGGAATGCAAAAAAAGCCATCAAAGAAATTGGCAGGTAGTGCATACGGCAAACCAGAGAAGCCAATGAAACCTAAAAAATGAGCGATAAGCTCTTACGGGTACACGGGACTACCACAAACCTGACTTTTGGTCAGCTGCATGAAAGTCAATTTTCTGTAGTGGCATCTGCAATGGGTAGATCGCTAGCACAGTTTCATGGGTTGGTGAAAGCTAATGGATGGCGTGTACATGCTGCAATAAGAACATCAGACAACAAGCTAGTATGCGTTTTTGTAGTGGCCTTGCCAGAATTGAGGGGTAAAGAAGGTGAAGCCTGGGAGCTGTCTAATACAAAAAACAACAACCTAAGATCTAACCTTTCAGAGTTTACAGTAGAGTTTGTATGGACACCTGAGGATGAACGAAATAAGGGCTATTTCAAAGAGTTCTCTATAGGTGTCAACGAAAATTTATTTACCACAACACCTTTGCAAAAAATCACCGCAGTCAAGATTGACAAAGAAGCTGCAGGTTATGAGTACGTGAAAAAACGCACAACAACTGCTAATCATACGGAATTAGGCACTGACGATAATGGCTTTGAGTCTAGTGTACTTACAAAGGAGCAATGGACAACAGACAACACATGAAATGGACAGCGTAGTACAACTAATCAATGAGGTTGGATTCCCGATAGCAGCAGCCCTTGGCTTAGGTCTTTTCATATGGAAGTTAATTAATAAAATTATAGATGGCATGGAAGCTAAAGTAGACGTCTTAGATGATAAGGTATCTGCACAAATTAGTGAGATTGAGCAAAGGCTAGGCGCAAAATTAGACGCTCAGCATGGTATTTTGGTGGCATTGATAGATCGTGTTAGATCCGTAGACAATGAGATAATTAGACAAGATACCCTTTTAAAGACTATACTAGGTGTACCCCAACTGATGCAGTCAGATAGATTGGCTAAAGCAGACAGGGATGACCAGAGAAAAGACTAATGGCAAAGAGAGGCAGACCTAGTAAGAAACAGCTAGACCAAGTTAAAAAAGAGAAAGAGAAAACTCTTATTATAAAAATATTATCGGCTATCGGAGTCATATTGTTTGCTGGAATGTTTGTCCAGAATGCTATGGCAGATCAGATGGTACACAAATTCAAGTCCCCATCTTTTAGTGGTATCAATCAATCCAGCCACTACCTCACAATAGAAAATCAAGAATTTAATCGCAAGAAAGCGATCAAAGAAGAGATCAAAGCATATAAAGAACAGCTTAAGCGAGAAGAAGAGAACACTACGCTTGCTAGATTCTTACGTAATTTGGAATCACGTATCTATGCTCAGCTATCAAGACAGTTGGTAGATCAGTTATTTGGAGAGAACCCGCAGACGCAGGGCATTCTTGAACTACTTGGTAATACGATTAGTTACATCGTTGAGGGAGATATGATAACCCTCACCATAACCGATAGTGAAGGCAATGTTACAGTTATCTCTCTACCCCTGGGTTCGTTCACCTTTTAAGATCACCATAACCTTTGTAGGGGCTATGCTCCTAAATGGTTGTGCCTTGATGTTTGATCCTATAGACAACAACCTCCCACCTATTAAGCACATAGAAGCCTCAGAGATAGCTCCCATAGTTATCAAAGAACTTTCTGCAATAGGCAAACCCAAGGCTAAACCTACTGTTGCAGTCTATGCAGATGCTTTTACAGATCAGACTGGAGCAAGACTTTCTAATGGCCAATATGCCAGCTTCTCTACAGCAATAACACAAGCACCTTATCTCTACCTTGTGCGAGCTTTACATAGAGCAGGTGAAGACAATGGTGGCTTCTTCAATGTCGTTGAAAGGATAGGTCTAGATAACCTTACAAAAGAAAGACAGCTCATTAGAAATACTCGTCAACAGTTTGAAGATGAACAAGAATTGATGCCTCTGAAGTTCGCAGGTTTGTTAATACGTGGATCTGTGGTAGGATATGAAAGTAACGTTTCGTCAGGAGGCGCAGGTGCGAGGTTCCTGGGGTTGGGTAACTCCAGAGAATATAGGGAAGATGAAGTAATAATTTCTCTTCGCATTATATCTGTATCTACAGGTAGCGTATTGTTGGAAGTCCTTGTGACTAAGACGATACTATCAGCGTCTATTTCACAAGATGTATTTCGCTTCATAACGCAAGGCACAGAACTTGTGGAGATTGAAGGTGGATTGGTAAGGAATGAGTCAGTCAACCTAGCTTTACAAGCTGCCATTGAAACTGCGGTATTGCAGCTCATACAGGAAGGCTCCAACAAGGGTTTTTGGAGTATAGAATGATGAGACGTTTATTATTAATCCTTGCATGTGGGTGTTATCCCTTTTCAGTCTATAGTGCTGACAACGAGATCTATATAGATCAAGTTGGCGCTACTTTAAACTTAGATGTAGAACAGTTGGGTAACAGCAACATCATTGGTGGACTCAATGCAGTTGCAGGCTCTATGACTGCTCTTGATCTTGATACAGCATCACTCACAATGGACATCAATCAAATCGGTAACAGTAACCAATTCCTAGGTGATATTACAGGAAGTAGCATCACATGGTTCTCAGAATTTGATGGAGACTCCAACGTATTTAAAATACAAGTAGATCCCACTAATACCTATGGTGCTGACACAGGTAATTACAATATTGATGTTACAGGCAGCAGTAATACATTTGACTTGAACGTTGGTACGTCTGCATTAGCAGATACCTTAGACCTAGATTGGGTAATCAATGGCGATAGCAATGACCTAGATTTTGACATCAATTATGAGACAGGCACTAACTATGTTGATATAGATGGTGACTCAAACACTGTTGATTTTGAAGGATCTGGAAAAGCTGGTGGATATTTCTACTTAGATCAAACAGGTAACAGTAGAGCGTTTACTATTAAACAAGAGAGTACGTTGGTCAGTGATTGGCTCAAGATTATTACTAATGGCAATAGTGGCACTGTTTGCATCATCCAAAACGATGCAGGCGGAAGCACAAGTTGTTGATATTGGAGCAGTATCTGAGCTGCGTGGAGTAGCTCGTATATATAGGGAAGAGCCTATAGATGCTCTTCTAGAAGTCCCCATACAGCCCCTAGATGATGTAAGAACTAGCAAGGGTAGGTTAGCTATAACCTTTTTAGATGAGACTATAGTACGTCTCACAGAGCATTCTTCACTAATAGTAGATGAGTATGTCTACTCTAATGATCCAAGCAATTCTAAGTTAGCCATAAACTTTGCCCAAGGCACTGCGCGATTCGTCACAGGCAAGCTCGGACGCATAGACAAAAGAAACATAAAGCTCAAAACACCATCTGCTGACATAGCAATTCGTGGTACTTCCCTAGCAATCACAGTGACAGAGCTAGGATCTAGCTTAATTATGTTGCTTCCCGATCCTATAACTGGCTTGTCTAGTGGCGAGATCTTAGTCTCCACTGCAATGGGCGAGGTTCTATTAAATAAACCATTTGAAGCTACAACTGTAGAGGTGTTTGAAACTAGCCCTACAGATCCTGTTATCTTGGATCTAACACTAGATCTTATTGATAACATGCTTATTGTAAGCCCTCCTAAGGCTAACGCTGAATTTCAACAGACAGAGAATGCCATACAATCAGCCGATGATTACCTGGCCTTTGAAGACCTAGACATAGACCTACTAGCAGAAGACTTCTTAGATAATGAAGCAGACCTAGACTTCACAGAGCTGGATATAAACTACCTAGATGTAAACTTCTTGGAGGATCTTCTTCAGATAATAGACAAGCTAGGTGACATAGAAGAAGAGGATCAGCTTGACCAAGTAGCAACATCAGTTTCCATCAAGGGTACACAGCTCGGGCAAGACTCTGAGACAGGCATTATCACCATTGTAGATCAGCAAAGAGTTTCTCTTAGAAGGCAAGTAGAAGATAACATTAGGTTAGATCTAGATGCTGGTGGATCATACACAGTCATATTCATACAGAATGGCATTAGCAGAACTGTAACAGTCAATGGTGGATCTAGTTCCACAATAAGAATTAGGCAAGGACAATGAAGAAGTTTGTTGTACTTCTCATGGCAGCTCTTGCAACACCACTTATATATCAAGTCAGCATTGTTGAGATCATAAAGCTAAGAACATTTGATGCCTTCATTGAACCAAAGGAACAGACAGGCAACATAGTCTTATTGAATATCACAGAAGAAGATCTTGAGAAACAAGGGCAATGGCCTTGGAGCAGAGAAGAACTAGGCATCCTTCATGTAGAGCTACTTAATAAAGGTGCAACCTCAGTATCTTGGGTGGTTTCTTTCCCTGAGAAAGATAGGCTTGGTGGTGATGAAGTCTTTGCAGAAGCCCTATCATACTATCCAAGTGTTTTGGCTATGTTTGAGACAGAGAATTGGAAGGATATACCCACTACAGAAGGCACAGTAATCCTAGGTGACGAGGTTGGAGGCATAGAAGCCAAAGGTGTAAAGCAGAACATTCCCATGCTTAGAGAGAATGCTTTGCAAGGAATCGTATCAGCACCAGTAGATGTGGATAACCTGTTAAGAAGAATGCCTCTTCTGATGCGTAGTCCAGATGGATGGATAGCAGCTTTTGCCACACAGATGCTTAAATCAGTCACAGGCACAGATACATATGTTATTAAGACTAATGAATTTGGCATAGAAGAGATTAGAGTGAAGCAACTCAACCCAATACCTACAGATGAGTATGGAAGAGTTTGGATCAATTGGACTGTTCCACGTGGAACATCACTCACAGAGATGGATGTAGAAGGCAAGATGGTTGTTGTAAACCTAAAGGCTAAAGGCATCCTTCCAATGACAGCAACACCTATAGGTCTTTTGACTCCAGCAGAAATTCAAGCAGCAGTAGCAGAAACAATTATACATGCTTCAAGCCAACCTATGCCTAGCATACCTTCCAATGCTTTGTTGTATGAATTGCTTATCTTTGCCCTTGGTACATTCGCAGTATTTATAATGGTAAATTTCCTAGGCTTATATCTTGGCTTAGGATTATCACTCATATCTATATTAGGTGTTGGTGCTAGTGGTGTGTTTCTAATAAAGTCTGGGGCATTGATAGATGTCACATGGACTCTAATATCACAATTTATTACAGCATCTGTCAGCTTCTACATAAGGTTTCGGGAACAGTACAAGTTAAGACAACAAATCAAAGATCAGTTTGGCACATACATAAGTCCTGAGTATGTAGATATTATTGTTAAAAACCCAGATCTAATGGTGCTTGGTGGTCAAAATAAAACCATGTCCTATCTGTTTTCAGACATCGTGGGATTCACCCCTATCTCAGAGATGTATATGAAGAAGGGTGATCCTGAAGGTCTTGTAAGTCTAATCAATCATTTCTTAGATGAAATGACTAAAGTGGTAATCAGCAATGGATTAACGCTAGATAAGTACATGGGCGATTGCATCATGGCATGGGCAGGTGCGCCTATACCTAGAGAAGACCATGCGATCATCACTGTTAAGACTGCTATAGAACTTGAGTTACTGTGTCAAAAGCTCAATCAAGATCTTAAAAACCAAGGTTTAGATCTGCCTCCTGTTATGTTTGGTTCTGGCATTTCTACAGGCCCAAGTATTGTTGGGAATACAGGTTCATCCATGAGAATGAATTACTCTGTCATTGGTGATGCAGTAAATCTAGGCGCAAGGTTAGAGGGAGAAACAAGAAAGCAGGACACCCCAATACTGCTGCCCCAGGATACCTATGATCTCATACAAAATGAGATAGCGTGTGTGTATGTAGATAAGATTAAGGTGAAAGGCAAAGAAGACGAAATAACAATCTACGCACCACTCATAGATGGCAAGGTGCTAAAACTTAAAAAATAACCTACAATACCAAAATGGGTTTAAAATTTAATTTAATATTTGCAGCCGCATCCATCACCCTGCTAGGGGGAATGTGGTTCTATATTCAGTTTCAATCTAAAGAGATTACCCAACTCAAAGCTAATGCAGTCGTATTACAAGGCGAGATACAGAAGCAAAACGAATCAATCAAAAACTATTTGGAAACACAGCAGCAAAGAGAAACCCAAATAGCAGATCTCCAAAAGCAAAACCAAGCATCACAAAGAGAAGTAGCCAAGCTCAAGAATACGTTTGCGAGGCACAACATGGATAACCTAGCGCTTAGTAAGCCAGGACTTATTGAGAACATAGTCAACAAAGGCACTATGAAGGTCAAGGAAGATCTGATCGCGCTCACAGATCCGAGTCAATATGACTAGGCTAGCAGCCCTAGCATCAATACTCATCTTATCCACAGGATGTTCTTTGATGCCTACGACTAAACCAATAGAGGTAGTCACGGTGTCAGAGCCTGCTCCTCTCTATCATCCTCCTCTCCCCCTAGAGGTACAATTGGTAGACATCCAGTGGCGAGTCCTAACACCTGAAATCATGGACGAATATTTAGCGGCACTGGAGGAAGGCTCTGCACCAGCTCAAGCCTATTACGCCTTAACTACGCAAGGCTATGAGAACCTGAGCATGAATACGGCAGAACAAAAGCGATATATCAAGGATGTCCTAGCTATCATAAAATATTACAGATCACTAGACGATGACGACAAAGAAGACGAAAATCAGAAAAAAGACTGATTTGTGTTACACTTTAGTCTACATATAAGGAGGAAATTATGGAAATCATAATGAACTTAGTACAAGGCATCACCGCTGTGGTATGTATAGCAAGCATTGTAGCTGCTAGCACCCCAACGCCAAAGGACGATGCTTGGATCGGGAAGCTGTACAAGCTGATAGATTTAGCTGCGCTAAATTTTGGGTTTGCGAAACAGAAGCCTGGAGATGATAAAGTCATCAAGTGATGTCTAATCAGCCTACACTGTTCACATATATGTGTGAAGTTAAATACATCACAGATGGAGATACAGTGCGGCTATCCTGGGTAGACCTAGGCTTTTCTATGAAGTTGCACAATGTTGCAGTAAGAATTGCAGAAATTGACACAGCAGAATCGCGTATCAATCTTAAGAGGTATCCAGAACGAGCAGCAGAAAAAGAGCTAGGATTAAAAGCAAAAGCAAGATTAAAAGAATTATTAGTAGGTGACGTAAGATTACAAAGTTTGGAACGCGACAAGTATGGCAGAGTTTTAGGGCATTTTTTTGTGGATGGTATCAATGTCTCTGACATCCTTATTAAAGAAGGTCTGGCGTGTCCTTACTACGGCAAAACAAAGATTGCCAGAGTTAGAGAAGACGGCACCTGGGGAGTATGACATGGCAGACATGAGAGTAATAAGTGAAGAGGGTAAAGCCCTTATCAAAAAATTTGAAGGGTGTGAACTCAAGGCATACCTTTGTAGCGCATCAAAATTAACCATAGGATATGGCCATACTGGTACTACACACGAAGGCATGCAAATAACACAAGAGGGCGCAGAGGCTCTGTTGGATCAGGATTTAGAGCAGTTTGAGTCTATTGTGAACAACGCTGTAGAAGTGCCACTGGAGCAGTGTGAGTTTGATGCCTTGGTAGCATGGACATTTAATCTAGGTGGTGGGAACTTAAATGCAAGCACATTACTTAAGGTTTTGAATGAAAACAAAAAAAGCGAAGTGCCAGCGCAGATGCGTAGGTGGAACAAAGCAACAGTGAACGGAGAAAAGGTAGTCCTACCTGGATTGGAAAGACGCAGAGAAGCAGAGGCTTTACTGTGGCAAGGTAAGGACTGGTACGATGTATAAGTATGGCATTGAGTAAGACGCAATCTAAAAGATTAGGCACGATCCTATCCGTCATGTTCAATGAGGAAGCCCCTACCGATGCACTACAAGAAATAGAACAAGATGGCTACGTCACAAAGCAAGGTGACATCTATGTGTTGACAGACAAAGGTAACGATGAAAGAAATCGTCTTTCCACCCTAGCGGGACTTAACATTAAGTATAGGTCAGAGCGTATCAGAGAGGAAGCTAAGAATACTGCTGCTGACGAAAACAAAGATCAGAGTACAGATCATCAAACACCGCCCTTGCCTCCAGTGGAGACAGCTTAGGCTCTCTATATATATCTCTTTCTTTATTATTCATAGCATACCAACGATTGAAGTTGGACTCATAACTATCGTTTTTGTCGTAATGGAACTCTTCCATATTACCCCCTATCAATGTCAGATAATGACTCGTAAGCCATCTCTATCATCTTTTTTATCAACACCCCAGTCGTAACGTCATAGTGCTTACGTAACGCAGTAAGCATCTTATTGGTGTCAGGATCTATCCTAAATTGCACTGTCTGTGTGTTTGCCTTTTCTTTGTTAAATTCAAGTTTCATTCTCCCTCCGATGGCGGTCTTTTCTTTAAGCAGACCTTACCCTCTGTATCAGTATACAATACAAAAATATCACCAGACTCAAAGTCATGCTGCTCATTAAGTGTATCTAGTGTCAGCTTATGTTCATTGTCGCTGAACTGTATGCCGTGTGGCGACATGGTTAACTTATATCCTATGTAAGTCATTTCCATTAAATCTGTCCTTTCAGTCTCTTGATGGTAGCTAGTTGTTCCACAAAGTGTTCTGAATCTACCACTACCAAAGGCTTAGATCTATTCCGCTTAATCACCACCAAAGGCTCATAGATCCCGCTGTTTTCTGATGCTTGGTCATAAGCCTTCCAAACATTCACAGCTTCTTGGTTCTTACATTCAACGCTGTAAGGGAAGTCTAGGCGTGAGTATACGCCCAATATAATGTCCTCCCCTTGGCTACCCATAGGGCGCGACTCTAAGTCCTCAGGGTGCAATTTGAGGCGATCTACAAGCAGATCTGCAAACCACTTCTGTAGCCTTCTGCCTTTTGACTTAGCGCTGCTTGGCTTCATTGATTAGCAACCATGTGTACAATGGTCATACTCATTAGGGCAATCTACATCACCACATTCACAGACATTGCCTCCATCATAGACAGATATGCCTTGAACTTTACCATTAGGGTATTTCATTGCCATCATCAGCTCGTGATGGTCTTGGGGGGACATTTTCTTTTCTAGATCAAAAATGTTGGTGTCAGGGGTTAAGCCATATTTTTTAGTGTGCTTGGCTAACACTATTTTATATAACCTCATGATGCTGTGACCTCCTTCAAAGATCCTTTATCATCAGAAGCCATAAAGTCTTCACCAAAAGCATAAGCCATAACTTGTGCTTTTTCTTGCTCAGTACATTCACTAATACGATTGTTTCTTAGAATCGCTAGGATTTCAGTTTCTGTAAGTTGCATGTTTTCTCCTTTAATTATCAATTTACAGATCTAATATACACCCAAAACGGAATTATTGCAAACAATAAAGTGCCTTGGTGGGTAAGCCGCAGCACTTTGGGAGAGGAAGATGAAGTAGAATGATTTACTTGTTAGAGAAGATCTCAAACAAGCTACGAGAATACTCTTGTCCACTGTCTTCTTCAAGACCATATTTAAAAAAAAACTTATACTCAGATCCTATCTTGTCATGCAGTTCTGCATGGTGTTTGTAGCACAAAGGAATTACATTTTTATCGTTTGCTCGGAGGCTCATTCCGCGTGAGCCATCCCAGGGTTTGAGCAAGTGGTGTGCTTGCACTCCCCCTGAGCAATCATTAGTTGCATCAAAAGATCGCAACATACATGGCAGTGAAGAAACAAACTCTAAGAATGCACGATTGGTATATCGTTTCTTTTTAGGCACTTAGAATCGTTCGTCATTCTTCTCTTTAGCCTCTATGAGACTACAAGAAGTTCCTTCCCTACCATCCTCTTGGATCTTTTTGTAACCACCAAACTTCATCTTCTTGAAGTCAGTTGGAATACGAACAGGCCCCGATATGTCTGGAGTCTTATCTGATCGCTTGTCTGATTCATCATTTACATAAAGCAATCCAAGTGACATCATCAACTCATACTTATCTTTGCCTTGAACTGTGGTTTTAACAATGCTGAGGTACTCATCTTGACCATCTCGCAACATCTCGTGCATGTAGCCTTTGCGAATCACCTTTGCTTCTGTCTCTTGCCACAGATAGCCTTTATTCTTTTCCTTCTTTCTTTCTTCCATTCATCTTCTCCTTAACTGCTGCCAAAGCAACGGCTGTTAATTTATATTCATACCCCTTCCCAGTGAGGCGTGATCGTTTCTCTACAACCTCACCATAGGAAGGAAACCCATAGCGCTCCCTAGCATAGTCTTTTCTTAGGTTACGAATCGCTGCACTTATCGTAGGCTGTCCGTAGTATTTACCCCAAGTAGCATTTATTTTGTCTTGGATATTCCAAAACGTCCAATACTTGCCATCACTAGCTAGGGTCAAAAGCACACAATCGTCTAGACTAGGAACTTTCTTCATTGGCAAAATCATCATGATAAGCAGTCATCAGTTGAGCTATACCCTCTACTGTAGATGACAAGTTCTTATCTTTAGCTTCTGTGAAAGCTCTATGTACAGTGTCTTTATTAGACTCATAGATCTTCTTACATGTAGGGTTTTCAGGGTTCTTAACCATGATCTGAAACATAGCAAACCACGTATCAGAGGTAGGAGCTGTACCTGTTGCAGTTCCCTTAGATCCTATAATGGTATATCCCTTTGTAAGATCTGGGGCTTCTTGCTTGTTGTTAATGGCATTATCTACTTCAAATGCAGAAGCAAACTCTCCACCATGTATTCCTACTGAAGCTAATGCACGTCCAATGCAGCCTGTTTCACAGTTCTCCAAAGCACTCGTCTTGTTGACAATGCCCTGTCCTCTGAACTCTTCAGCATGACCTGTGCCAAGCACAACCCAGTCTCCATCAAGTTTTACAGACACAGTGGCCTTCATTCTTACCACCTCTAGGTCACAATCTATGATCTCTGTTTCAATCCTAGAATGCTCTCCAAAGTGTTTACGAAAAGCCTCAACCCTGGTGTGTACCATTGTGTATAACTTTCCACCACTCACCTTTTGTTTATCCTTAGGTGTCAAGGATGCTACTTCTTCAATAGCTTGTATCAAAGTATCTTTCACTTTATTACCTCCAAACGGTTTTAGCATAGGCGATTTCTTCAACATCCCAAGACCACTTTTCATAGTCGGGATACATCAGACCTATTATTTCTTTAGTATCATTTGATATAGACAGAAGGTTATTCATGCTGTGCAAGATCCCCCTCACGTCCAATAGATGCGACTCCCAATCATTGACTTCAATAGACATCACTTCTCTAGCCCGAGAATTGACATACACATAATCAACTATGGGATGTGCTTGTTCTGCCTGTGCATAAACAGCAAGCTGCCTAGCCACAGACTTCCTTAGATCAGGTTTTCTAGCTGTAGTTTTTAGATCTCTAACTACACGCCTTTCATCCTCATATAAGAAATCTAGGTATCCTATAATGGGTACAGGACATTGTTCTAATTCAAGTTGTATGGGTTTTTGATATTCAGCAGGCTTGCCTAAAGCAGAGTAATGATCTAAAGCCAGCTCAACATAAGTATCTAGGTGCTGAGCCTCTTTTGTGACCTCATCAGTGTCTATCTCTAGACCTTCTTCTTGATAGTGCTGTGCAAGACCAAAGTATTGTTCTACAGCTAAGATCTGGCAATCTTCTTTGTCTTTTTGCTCTTGATCTTCAAGCATTCCAAAGAGTCTGCCACATGCAGTGTCTACTGCTGTACCCCTCCAAAACACAGGCTTCTGTGATGTAGGGCATTTAAGTAGGTATTTGATTGCCCACTTCTCTCTGTTATCCACATAGAGGTTGAGCATGGAAGGTGATACATGGCTAATCCCATGTTGTTCAAATGTATTATCTGTCATTGTATATCCTCAATTTTAGTATCAATGTATTCCTTAATGGGTTAAAATAAACCCATATTGGGTATTGTAATCCCATAACGGAATTAAAACAAGTGATGAATCTGCAAACATTTCTACAGCAAAACAAATACACACAGAATAGATTTATATCTGAGGTATATGTAGCAACTGGCCATAAGTTCCCACAAGGGACACTAGCAAAGTACATCTTAGGGCAGCGCATACCAAGAAAAAGAGAGATGCTCATCATCTATGAATTTACAAATGGTTTGGTAGATCCAAACAGCTTCTACTTAAACTAATCAAAGTTATAATGAGATAATGGTTCATCATAGGATCGCTCTTCATATGTCCTCTTAGACATGTTGTACACAAACTCAGCTTCTCCTATCTCACCATAAAGACCTTGCTCTCTGATCTTCCTAGTCAATATAGAAGTAGAGTTTTGTTCAAAGTCTCTATGCACTGTGATTACTGCATCACTTTGGTTATGCCAATGTGCGGCCCCAGCTACATCATATGCAGTTGGCGGATCAAATGTCCCTTTGTTGTTTTTCTGTTGCTTGGTAGGGTGAGCAACCACAAATACTGTACAGTTGTGTAGTCTTCCGAACCTTTTGCATAGAGATATGAAGTCTCTAATATGCTCATCTTCCCTTTGATTACCTTTCCTAGAGGCATCTACCTCATTGTATGGGTCTATAACCAAAGCATTAATTCCAAACTTTTGACATGCAGACTTAGCTATCTTAAGTATTAGATCAGCACTAGGCACTGCATCCCTTGTTTCTATAAAATAGAAGTGCTTATAAATCCAAGCCAAAGCATCATTAAGCTCCTGCTTAGACATCCTATTGTTGAAGCCTTCATCAAAAGACTTCTCAACTACCATCTGTACAAGCCTTCTAATGTGCATTTGGGTGCTATGTTCAGGTGAGAATATAGCAAATTTATGCCCATGCCTTCGGGCTAAACTAATTAAGCAGAAGTCTAAAAACATAGACTTTCCATGATTAGGAACACCAGTCCATAGATGAAATGTTCCTGGCATGATCTTATAGATCTTGTCTAAGGCTCTAATGCCAAAGTCTATAGGCCTCTCATACTTACCATCATATATCTCTTGTAAGGTGTGATAATAATCCCTGGCTGTATAAAGACCATCTATAGGATATGGCACAGCTCCTTCAACAGCTTCTTTGAGGGCTACAGCTCCTTGTTTCATTAACATCTCATTAGCATCTTTGACTCCTTGAGGAAGCCTTACATACCAACAGATGTCCTTGCCAAACCTATGTAGTATTTCTTTATGTAGAGCTTTACCTGCTTCATCGTTATCAGTAAAGATGATCACCTTAGTCAGCTCTAATGGACTATTCTGTAATGCTATAAATCTCTTATCGTTTTCATCACCCTTGAATTCTTTTGGCGCACCATTAGGCAATGTTGTAGCATTGTTGTAACCAACTTCTGCTAAGCTGAGTACATCCATCTCACCTTCCACCCATATAACTTCATCAAGTTTGTGGCAGTTGTCATAGTTGTAGAGTACGCTTTTCGCATCTGCTTCCTGTTTAAAACGTTTGTCAGCAGAGCGTGATTTGACATTTACAAGATCTCCTCGTTCGTCAAAGTATGGAAAGCAGAACCACCCATCTTGTTGATAGAGCTTGTAGTTCTCTACTGTTGCTTCACTAATACCCCGAGACTTCATAAAGTTTATTAGGCTGTTATTATTAGCAGTTGGTTGAGGATTGGGTACTGTATAGATCTTCTTTGGTGCTGGATTAGCAAACCTATAATTAGGATCTTTAGGGAACCAGTTGCCAGTGAATTGACAATGGTGACAGTGCCAAACAGCACTTGAGTCATGGTTTACTGTAAAGCTAAGTGGTCTATCGCTCTGCTTGTGAGATCCTGAAGGCCCTTGGCATTCTGGACATTTGATCTTCTGTGTACCTACATCAGTGTGTTTAGGCTGTAGGTTATTTTGTCTAATTGCATCATTTAATGTATCCATCAATTTACTCCTTACTGTTATTCCATTATGACATACTCTTATCTAATCATCTAATTCCATGTAACTTAAAATGTGGCAGATCATGTCCACTGTCCATCCATTACCAAGCATCTTGTATCTCTGTGTGTTAGAAACACAATCTGTGTAGTTGTCGGGAACTGTCTGTAATCGCTCACATTCTAAAGGTGTCAGCTTTCTGTATTGCAGGTTTTCATCCCTTTGTACTATGCCATTTGGATTACTAGCCCTAAGGGTGAAAGCCTTACCACTGTCAGATACAGAGTTACCAAAGGTGGCACTATTTGTTAAGTGTGTAGCAGCAACTTCACCTTCTTCTAAATTCTCTAGGATCTTAAGACCACTTTCTGTATGTGTATCCATAGCTCCTGATAGTTTTTCAGATACTATGCTGTCTGTTGGTACAGTAGTTATGCTGTTTGCTTTTTGATCACTTCTTAGCTCAAGCATTTGCTGTATGCCATCCTCAGTGTATCTACCTCTTATTGCAGCACCTTTGATGATCTTTGGTTGCCTATGTCCACCTGTCATTGTAGTTAAGGTGGGTGATTTACCTTCAGGGGAGTAGACTCTTTTGAGTTGGTCATGACCATTTATATCTACAGCAATACCTATTTGTTTAGGTTTTGTTGGATCTATGTGCATCTCTATAAGTTGATCAGAGCTTGCAGCAGTCAATGTAGGTGATTTTCCATTCTCACTATAAACTCGTTGTGTGCTTTCATAGACACCATCTCTAAATTCAAAATCCAATACTTGTTGATCAAAGGCATCGGTCTCAATATCCAAGGTTTTTTTGAGCTTTATCCATACATCATCAGTAGGAATTGCAAAGCTAGCATCAGTCCTAAACCAATGCTCAACCTTTGTTAATGGCAACTCTAATTCTTCTGCTAATTCTTTATTGGTGATACCGATAGATTCTTTGGAAGATCTCAATAGTTTTTGCAAGCCTTCAATATCTACCTCATGCTTCCTTACTTTGACTTCTTCAACATTGAGGCCTACCTGTTGTGGCTTGTTGCTTCTTTTTACAAAGGTGCTGATCTGACCTTTATACATTGATGCAGTCAGGCAATTAGCCTTCTCATTCTCATCACTAACCATGTCCCCACGTCTTTGATCACCAAACATTCCATTGAGATAATTAGGAGCTTCACCAAACTCTAAGTTGTCTTCTAAGATGTCTTTTAAAACTATGCCCCGATCCTCAGGTTCTCTAATGCCTTTTATGTTTGTCCAATAGTATCGCTGTCTAGACTGCGCACTTACCAAGCTGCTATTAAGAAGTATAGGCTTTATGACACCACCAAATAGTTCCCCAGGTTCTTGATGCTCAGGGTAAATAGCTGATACTTGCTGAGTGATGACATCAAGGAACTCTCTTTGCATCATCACATTCTCCAATAAGAAATACTTAGGCTTAATACCTTTTAGTAATCGTATGAACTCAAAGAAAAGTGCTGACCTTGGATCATCAAAAGCCAACTGCTTTCCTGCAAAACTAAACCCCTGGCATGGACTGCCGGCAAGCATAAGGTCTACATCCATAAAGTCTGCAGGATCTAGATTAGAGATGTCTCCAACATGTATGGTATTAGGGTAGTTTTTCTTACACACCTCAATTGCATACTTGTCAATTTCACTAGCATAGTAAGTTTCAACAGGAATACCTAAACGATCTAGAGCCATTTGACCACAGCTCATACCGTCAAACATGCTTAAAACTTTCATCCTGCTATCTGCCCAGCTGTCCTCTTGATTGGCTGTGGGGCTTGTTGATGCTCTTCATAGCGTCGGTTGTTGAGCCATGTTTGTGCATGAGGTATGAAATGTTCTTCTGTCTTTAATAGGTCACACTCTAGCTTAAAGTTCTCTGCAGCCTTGACAGCTAAAATCTTCTCCTTATCAGACAACCTTTTAAAGCTCTTACTTGCACCAAACTTATTAACCTTTCGTGGATACTGCTTCCAAAACATCTGAAACTGATGACTATATTTATTGTCTTTAGTATCTTCTTTAGTGTTGGGGGGTTCTACAACCCTAGGGGGGGTGGCTACAGTGCCATAGGGGGGGAGGTGCAGAGTGTATAGGTTAGATGTCTGACCCCCTTCTTTATTAAATCTTGGCTTTATTGATAAGTAGCCAAATGACTGTAACTCTTTAATTATTCTCTGAACTCCTTTGGGGTCTTTAAGACCTACCCGTTTTGCTATATATCCATGACTAGGATAACAAGTATTCTTTTCATCTGCAAAATTAGCTAGACAAAGCAGCACTAATTTCCGTGTTGGTGTCAACCCTTCAAGATTCCAGGCTCGGTTAAATGCCTCAATACTCATATGCTGACTCTCCCACATGGCCTCACTAAGGCTATATAGCTGTCTCTAAAGTCACACAAGATCCAGTTACCATGATCATCTCTATATGATTTCTGTGGACATGGATACTCTACATTGCTCATACGATAAACATCGTACATATGGCACTTATACTTATACTGTGCTTGTATGAACTCCATTGCATACCTCCTCCCCATCAAAGGGTATTTCAGTTTCTTCAACCCATGCTTTTAGGGCTGGCATACACCTAGAAGGATAGATCCTAGACATAGACTCTAGAGCTTTATCTTTTGTCTTATAGCTCTGTAGAAACTCATGATAATTATACTGCATGTTTCTTAACGTCAGAAAATCTACTAAATCATTCATGATCGTTTATGCCCCCATCTAGATGTGAATGCCTCACGGCTATCTTCTTCAGATATAGGCATCATGCTGTGTAGTTCACGCTCAAGAGTTTGAGCTAAGTGCCAGCGATAGAAATTGTCCTCATATGTTTCACCATCCTCGTAGACAAAACTGGCATTGATATTCACTGTAGTCTTCAATATAACCTCCTGCGGTTTTCAATTTACCCCCCTATCATACCAAATCACAAAAGAGTGTCAAACCCATAACGGAATAGATACGATTTGGAATGTTTATTTGTAGTGCATTTTGGGATATTATGTTGAGGGAATGCTTGGGAAAATATGGCTAAAAAATCTATGACAGTGAAACTTACACCTAATCTTAAGGAGCTGATACGCAATGAATTTGTGCAAGGGATAGAGCTTTCTGATGATAAGAGGCAGACATTTACCCTGGAAGAATTAATTAAGAAGCATGGAGTTGCTAAGACAACTTTATACAGAGCGGCACAAGATGCAGATTGGAAAGGGCAGAGAGATAGATTCCAAGAAGAGTACCTATCAAAGCTAGATCATAGAAGAGCCAAGGAGCTTGTTCATGAGAGCAAGGGTATTGACTCAGAATCTGTGAAGGTGGCAAAACATGTACTAGGCGCTATCTCAAAACAAGTAGAGAAGAACTATCATGCAGTGATGGAGGAGAAGAGTGGTATGTCACCATCTCAGATCCTTACACTGTCCAATGCAGCAATGGTAGCTCAGAAGATGGCCAAACTTGCCCTAGGTGAATCAACATCAAACATTAATATAAATGCAGACATCAAAGAAAATACCAGCTTCAGAAGAGCTATGGAATTGCTTGACGAGCTTGAGGACGCTAAGCGAGCAGAAGGCGGTTCAGTTACGCACTGAGTGGCGGGAAACAGCAAGACCAAAACAACTGAAGCCAAGAGGCGGTTACAATGTTTGGTTAATCCTGGCTGGCAGAGGTTGGGGTAAAACACGCACTGGCGCACAAGATGCTGCGATCTATGCCTGCACGCATGAAAAAGTACAAGTTGCTGTTGTGGCACCTACTCATGGTGATTTACGGAGAGTGTGTTTTGGGGGGCCATCAGGTCTACTTAATATTATTCCCAAAGAGTGTCTGCTTCAAAGCAAAGACCAAGCTGGATATGCCTCTACAGTGAATGAGATACGTCTGTGGAATGGGTCAAAGATAACTGGGTATGCAGCACAAGAACCAGAGCGATTAAGAGGGCCTCAGTTTCATAGAGCATGGTGTGACGAAATTGCGGCATGGCGATACCCTGAAGCATTTGACCAACTCATGTTTGGTCTGCGTTTAGGAGATGATCCTAAGTGTGTAATTACCACTACCCCGCGACCTACAAAGCTAGTGAAGTCATTATTAGAGAGAGAAGATACAACGATCACTAGGGGTAACACATTTGAGAATGAAGACAATCTAGCAGAGTCAGCACTTAAGATGCTAAGAGAACGATACGAGGGTACAACTCTGGGCAGGCAGGAGCTTTATGCAGAGCTTATAGAAAGTCATGAAGGTGCATTATGGCAGATGGGAATGATAGATAGATCTAGGATGCCGCAGGATCATGACCAAGAATTAACGCAAATAATTATAGCAGTAGATCCTGCTGTAACATCAAACAAGAATAGCGATGAGACTGGTATATTGGTCGTAGGCAAAGACTACCAAAATCACTTCTACATCCTAGAGGATCTCTCAGGTAGGCATTCTGTAGACAAGTGGTGTAGAATAGTAGTAGATGCGTTCTATGATTGGGGCGCTGACCGTGTTATTGCGGAGGTAAACAACGGTGGAGACTTAGTGGAAAGAGCAATCAGGAATATAGATCCTAATACCGCTTATCGTCAAGTACGGGCGACACGAGGTAAGATTGTCAGAGCTGAGCCAATATCCGCTTTATATGAACAAGACAGAGTACACCACATTGGGGTCTTTCCAGAGCTAGAATCGCAGATGTGTACCTATACAGGTGATACCCAGTCCAGTCCAGACCGATTAGATGCGTTGGTGTGGGGGCTTACAGAACTTAGTAAGTCAAGAGGAGAAGTATCCTGGAGGATTAGCTAATGGCAGACAATAGAACATTCTTGCAACGTTTATTCAACGTGCAGCAGCCAGAAGAAGAAAAGATGATGACTGGCAGTATGGTTGGATACTTTGGTGTCAATGACGCTGGCAAGAACTACAAGTATCAAGACTTAGCCAAAGAAGGCTACATGAAAAACGCCATCGTATACCGATGTGTGAATGAAATATCAAAAGGTGCTGCAGCTGTTCCTTTTAAGCTCAAGGCAGGAGATGCTGTTATTGAGCGACACCCTCTCATAGATCTTTTAGCCAGACCTAACCCATTACAATCCTACTCAGAATTCTTCAACAGTTTATATGGCTTTCTTATGCTTTCAGGCAATGCGTATGTACTTAAAGCAGGCGGTCAACTACCTAGAGAACTACATCTACTTAGACCAGATCGTGTAGAGATAAAGGCTCCATCAGGCAAGATCATCCCAAGTCACTATGACTATATGATAAATGGCAAGGTGGAATCACGGTATGACGTAGACCAAGATACAGGGTTCAGCGAACTTAAGCACGTCAAACTATGGAATCCACTTGATGACTTCTATGGTTGTAGTCCACTTAGCGCAGCAGCAGTAGAAGTGGATCAGCACAATATGACCAGCTCACATAATATTAATCTACTTAACAATGGCGCACGTCCAAGTGGGGCGGTTGTATTCAAGCCGAGGGATGATGCGGGTTATGCAGTAAATCTTACAGAGGGGCAAAGACAACAGCTACTTACAGATCTAAATAATAGATTCTCTGGAACAAATAACGCTGGAAGACCATTGCTCTTAGAGGGTGACTTTGACTGGAAAGAGATGGGGCTGTCTCCAAAAGACATGGACTTTATAAACCTTAAGCACTTATCAGCGACAGAGATTGCGATGTGCTTTGGAGTACCAAGTCAGCTAGTAGGAGTGCCAGATGCACAGACCTATGCCAACGTACAAGAAGCAAGGCTAGCCTTATATGAAGAGACAATTATACCTTTACTAAGAAAGGTAGAGTCAGATATGAATGAGTGGCTAGTGCCTATGTTCGGTGAGGGTATAGAGTTTTGCTATGACATAGATGAGATACCAGCTTTGTCAGAACGTAGAAGGCTCATATATGCCAATGTTTCTCAAGCTGTTGCTCAAGGTATCTTAACCAGGAATGAAGCCAGAGAGCAGCTAGGATACTCACCTATTGACGGTGCAGACGGTTTATACATATCAGCTACCCTGTTCCCAATTGGAGAAGAGGCAGCACCAGATCCTCAAGAAGATGAAGAAGAGGACATAGTAGAAGAGCTAGAGGACGATGAAGAAGAAAAAGGCATCATTGATGCTATAAAAATGCAAGAGGACATAGAGGACGTATTTGAATACTACCCAAAGGCTCTGTCTGACATCAATACAATACCTACAGACGGGATGGTGTCAGAAGCAGAACGAGGTCTGAAATGGAGAAAAGAACACAATAGAGGCGGTACATCCATTGGAGTTGCAAGAGCCAACCAAATAATTAATAAAGAAAAACTGTCTATATCCACAGTGAAGAGAATGTACAGTTTCTTCTCAAGGCATGAAGTGGATAAGCAAGGTCAAGGGTTCAACGTTGGGGAAGAAGGCTACCCTAGTGCAGGCAGAATAGCTTGGGCATTGTGGGGTGGTGACGCTGGCTTTAGCTGGTCAAAGAAAAAGCGCGATCAGATTGAGAGAGAAGAAAACAAAGAGCTAGATCTACAAGACCATATTGATATTGCAGTATCTGAAGAGAAGCAGCTTAGTGAGGCAGTAAGAAAAGGACTTAAGAAAAAGGTAGACGATCACAACGAGAAATATGGCGATAGTCCTACGAAGAAAACAAACCTTAGAACGCTATCAGCAGTATTTCGTAGAGGTGTGGGGGCCTATAGAACGAACCCCTCAAGTGTAAGACCAACTGTTAACAGTGAGGAGCAGTGGGCATTTGCCAGAGTTAATTCTTACCTTAGAGCTTTGCGCACTGGTAAGTTCCGATCTGGCAGACATGACACAGATCTATTTCCCAAGGGTCATCCCCTAAGCTCTAAGACCTAATGAATGAAGCTCCAGAACTAAAAGAATTACGATCATTTAGACGGGGCAAAGTAGACTCCAGACAAGAAGTCCGTAGGGCGCTTAGAATGCGAACCAACTACGAGCGCTTTCTGTATTCTAACGTCCGTAAGTTATTAAGAGAGCATGTTCAAGAAGCAGCCATGTCTTATCAAGAGACAGGACGATTTAGCCCCAGGCTTTTCTCTAGGGCGTTATATCAAGATCTATCACCACTGTTTGTATCCTTCCTACGTAGGATGATAATAAATACCTACAAGTATTATGAGGAGCAATATGAGGGTGGCAGGAAGCAGCAGCATGATGATGTTTTTGTATTTGGCAAGCTCATAGATATTGAGAAGCTAGTCAATGATTACTTTAGAGGCAGAGAGCTAGTTCTATCTGGCATACCCACCACCATAGCAAATCGCATTAACAAGCTACTTATAGATGCCAGGGAAGAGAACCTAACCTACGCTGCAACAGCTAAGAAGATCCGAGATACGATCATACCTCTGTCAACAGCCAGAGCTGCAATGATTGCTAGGACGGAAGTACACAATGCCGCATCATTTGCCAGCCACAATTATCACAACACTATCCGTAATGATCTGGGCATAAACATGTTTAAGCAATGGGTGGCAGTAAACGACTCAAGAACAAGATCAACACATAGCGAGGCCAATGGTCAGCGAGTTCACATGGATGGTAAGTTTAACGTAGGTGGTGCAGAGATGGATTATGCTGGAGATCCAGCAGGAGGCGCTAAGAACGTTATAAATTGTCGGTGTGTTATTATTTACGCTGATGAAGAAGATGATGTGCTACCATAGAATACATAAAAGTGCATATGGTATGCAAAATGGAATAATTGCAGTACAATGATTAAGGAATATACAGGAGATGGCTATGGCTAATATGTTTGAAAAACTAGAGCAGGCCGTCAGTGATAGAGATTACACCTTCAATACGAAGGATTCCAGTGAGGAAGACAGCAAGCAAGAAATAAGGCGGGATGTATATACCACCGCTGAGGAAGCTGAGGAGAGGGCAAAAGAAATAGGTTGCCAGGGTTTCCATTCACACGATGAAGACGGCACCACCGTCTATATGCCATGTGCTACACACGATCAATACACAGAGCTTACAGGTACAGAAGTAAGTGGCAAGTGTGGTTGTGACTCACCTACGATCAAAGATTTAGATGAAGACGATTTCAATACAGTCATAACTGTTCAATCAGAAATCAAAGCATACGAAGACGAAGACGAAAACAAAGAGACTGGAGAATTTGAGGGGTATGCCAGTGTCTTCAATAACACTGATTTAGGTAATGACGTTATTAAGAACGGTGCCTTTATCAAAAGCCTTAAAAAACGCAAACCAAAAGATGTGAAGCTGTTATATCAGCACAAGTCAGATATGCCAATAGGTGTATATGACTCAATAGAAGAAGACGCAAAAGGTTTGTACGTCAAAGGTAGGCTAGCATTAAAAACAACAGCAGGCAGAGATGCCTACGAATTACTTAAGATGGGAGCTTTAAATGGTCTATCAATAGGCTTTAGAGCTAACCCTGACATGGTTTCTTACGATAAGCGCTCACGAAAGCGTATTATTAAAGAAGTAGATCTAATGGAGATCAGTCTTGTGACTTTTCCAATGAATCCGAAAGCTACGATTCAGTCGGTGAAGGGCGAGGAAATCTCTATCAGAGAATGGGAGAACGGTATGCGAGAGGCATTTCAGTTGTCACGTTCAGAAGCGAAGGTTGCTGCAAAAGCAGTGAATCAAGCATTTTCCGATCAACGAGAGGTTGAGAGTGGTAATGCAGAATTGGTAGATGCCATAAAAAACTTAACCGAAAAATTAACCTCAAAATAGGAGACGCACATGGCAGATTTAGATGTCAAAGAAGTCGTCCAGGAGTTCGGCAAGGCGTTTGAAGATTTCAAAAAAGCCAATGACGAAAAGCTGGAGAGACTTGAAAAAGGCGAAGCTGTGGCAGATCTTGATGCGAAGATCGGAAAGATTGAAGAGAAATTGGACAGTCTTGAAGATATTAATCAAGAGATCACAAAATCGCAAAGCGCTCAAGAGCAAGTTAATGAGAAGTTGGAGAACTTGGAGACCTTTATTAAAAGGCCTAACTCTGGGTTTGACAGCAAGCAAGTTGACGAAACTCTAGCAGCGTTTGATAACTACATCCGTAAAGGTAAAGAAAGCCTAAACGAGATGGAAGTTAAAGCCTTAACAGTCAGTAATGACTCTACAGGCGGTTATCTTGCACCTCCTGAGTACGTGAGAGAGTTACTTAAAACAGTAACAGAGATTTCACCGATCAGAAGTATTGCAAGGGTCAGAAGCACAGGGCAAAGAAGCATCCAGGTTCCTAAAAGAACTGGACAATTCGCTGCTCAGTGGGTTTCAGAATCAGGAACAAGATCTGAGACTACTGGTTATCAGGTAGGTCTGGAAGAAATACCAGCTCATGAGCATTACGCTCTGATTGATATTTCTGAGCAGGACTTAGAAGATACAGTCTTTGACTTAGAGGCTGAAATGCAATCAGAATTTGCAGAGCAATTTGCAAAAGCTGAAGGTACTGCATTTGTAAGTGGTGACGCAGTAGGCAAACCAGAAGGGCTATTGACTAACTCAAATGTTAGCTCAGTAAACTCTGGTAGCGGTACTCTACTCACTGCTGATGGACTAATTAGCTTGGTTCATTCAATCAAAGCAGAATACAGCCGATCAGGTACTTTTGTTTTCAATAGAAGTACATTAGCTGCAATCAGAAAGCTCAAAGATACTGCGGGACAATATGTGTTCCAAGCAGGTATGTCTTTGCAGGCTGGAGTTCCTAATACTATTTTAGGATTTCCATATGTTGAAGCAACCGATATGCCAGATGTGGCTGCGGGTGCAAAGCCAATTATTTTTGGTGATTTCAACAGAGCCTACATGATTGTAGACAGGGTAAACCTCAGCGTGTCACGTGATCCGTTCACACAAGCTACTTCAGGCAATGTTAGATATGTTGCAAGACGTAGAGTTGGTGGTCAGGTCATACAGGCAGAGGCTATTGTTAAACAAAATATCTCAGCGTAAGGAGGCAGCATGAAAGATTTAGCAAATAATTTACTTGCGGTTCAATCGCTTGCTCCTGCTGTTAGAACAGCCGATGCCAACGGTACAGGTGTAGACCTTCAAGGTTTTGAAGGCGCTATGGCTATCGTTGATATGGGTGCAGAAGGGGTTACATTGTCTAGCTCAGTCAAGATTGATTTCAAACTTGAGGAAAGCTCAGACGATTCTACCTACACTGCGGTCACTTCTAGCAGCTCAGTTACTGATGGATCTGTAGACAGCAACGGTATATTCGCCACTTTTGACGATAATGCTGAAGCTCCTGCAGTGACAGGCATCGGTTATGTTGGTGGATCAAGGTATATCAGAGTAGTGGCAGACTTTACTGGCTCCCACTCTACTGGCACACCTTGCTCTGCGATGATTGTAAAAGGTCATCCAAGGCATAACGTTGATGCTGACAGTAGCTCAAGCGCTTAACGCAAAAGGTAATGGGGGGTGGGTAACTGCCCCCCTCTTTTAAGGAGAAGCAATGAGTAAGAAATACAAAATTATAGTTCCAAAAGCAGGTGCTACAAACGAGCTTGGTACAGAGACAAAGCTATATCAAGCTGATGAAAAAATTGATGCAAAGGAAGATTGGCAAGAAGCCATGATGGAAACCTTTGTGGCTAATAGCTGGGCAATAGAAATCAAAGATGATATGCCTGACGAAGTTGGCGAGCCTGTAGAAATGGAAGAGGACAAAGACGAATCAGAAGAGCCAAAAAGAGCAAGAAACGATCAAGGTCATTATGTCGCTGATGATCCATCAACACCAGATGTGAATGAAGCCTGGGAAGGTGGAGAAGCGCCAGAAGAGAAAGAAGAAAAGCCTGCTCCAAAGAAGCGTGGTCGTCCTAAGAAAAGTACACAGAAGAAGTAGTAAGTATTCTGTGGGATGTAGCAAGGCACAGCAGTGTCAAATAATGCTATGATTACATAAAGCAGATGCTGATAAATTGGTAGAAACCATGAATATATTTTACAGGACAGAGTATGAGTGCAGGTTTTCACCATTTTATAATAGAGCAAGGAGCTACATTTTCTAAGACCCTTACCTTAAGAGGTTCAGATAACGCTCTTACAAATCTCACTGGTTATACAACAGGTGAGATGGATCTACGATCTGATGAAGACAGCTCTTCAGAAGTCCTCACCCTTACCGTAGCCAACGGTAGAATAGCCTTTGGCGGTTCAGCAGGAACTGTCACCCTCACTATACCAGCTTCCGATACAGCCAGTATGAGCGCTTCAGACGGCGTTTATGACCTAATCATAGGCAACAGTGCAGGCGTTAAGTTTAAGATCTTAGAAGGCACCTACTCAGTTAGACGTGGAGTCAGCAGATAATGGTAGCAAAGGTATCAGTCACCAGCACTCAGGCGGCTAATCAAGTTACAGTCGTAGATGGAAGTGCAATCAGTGTAGTAACAGCAGGCACACAAGGACTAGCAGGCCCTAATACAATACTTTCTAAGTCAGTCGCTGACGTAACACTTGCAGCATCAAATGGTGGTGCGCTTTTAATATATGACAATAACAACGACAACTGGACTGTCACAAATGCAACAGCAGCACAGTCGTTAACGCAGAAGCTACACAATGTACAGCTAGGTGGATCTGGAGTAGTCGCTACAACTATCCTGGATGAAGACAACTTAGGCAGTAACAGCAATACTGCTCTTGCAACACAACAATCAATCAAAGCGTATGTAGACGCAGAAATAGATGCCCAAGACCTTGATTATCAAGGAGATTCAGGCGGGCCTCTCAACATAGATCTAAACACAGAAGTTTTAAACATAGCAGGTGGTACGGGCATATCCACGGTTGGCAGTGGCAATACTCTTACTGTAAATATTGATGCGACTGTCGCTACCCTAACGGGTACACAGAACCTGACCAACAAAACGCTCGTATCGCCTGTTATAACCACCCCTGACATCAACACGCCTGATATAGACGGCGGGTCAGCAGATGGCATGGTGATTGGAGCAAATACACCAGCAGCAATTACAGGCACCACAATTACAGGTACTACCATCACAGGTACTAGCTTTGTTATTGGCAGTGCCAGCATTACAGAGCCAGAGTTAGAGATACTTGATGGCGCAACGCTTACTACAGCAGAGATCAATCTTTTAGATGGCACCACTGTAGGCACTGTAGTCGCTTCTAAGGCGGTTGCAGTAGACGCTAACTCAGACATCGCAGGATTCCGAAATGTCACATTAACAGGGGAATTAGACGCTGCTACGCTGGATATATCGGGTAATGCGGACATAGATGGCACCCTAGAAGCTGATGCAATTACAGTCAACGGCACAGCGCTAGCAGAGGTGATCCAAGATACTGTAGGCGCTATGGTGTCTAGCAACACCGAATCAGGCATTGCTGTCAGCTATGAGGACTCTGACGGAACATTAGATTTCAACGTAGATGACTTCACTATCTCCCTCGCAGGAGACCTGGGTGGATCTGTCACAATTACAGATCTGGCATCTGCAACCCTGACTGCAACAATCCAGGCGAACAGTGTAGCGCTTGGTACTGACACTACTGGTAACTACATAGCAACTATCGCTGCAGGTGAAGGCATAGACGTTAGTGGCAGTGGGTCAGAAACGGCAGCAGTCACCATATCTGCAGAGGACGCAACTGATAGCAACAAAGGTATTGCCTCGTTCAATAGTACGGACTTCTCTGTATCTTCTGGTGCAGTTAGCTTAGTAGCAGAGCGAGTAGAAGACATTGTAGGCGCTATGGTCAGCAGTAATACTGAGAACGGTATTGCTGTTACATACGATGACACAAACGGCAAGCTGGACTTTGACGTAGCAGATCCTACGATCACCCTAAGCGGTGATGTCGCAGGTAGTGGCACGATCACTAACCTGGGCAATGTAACGATTACCACAACTATACAAGCCAACTCTATAGCCTTAGGGACAGATACCACTGGTAATTATATTGCTACGGCAACGGCTGGTGAGGGTATCAATGTCAGTGGTTCAGGCTCTGAAACAGCAGCCATAACCATATCAGCAGAAGATGCGACAGATTCTAATAAGGGTATCGCGTCTTTTGACAGCACAGATTTCACAGTTAGCTCAGGTGACGTAACCCTAAACGCAGAACGAGTACAAGATATTGTAGGTGCAATGGTCAGCTCCAACACAGAGAGCGGCATATCAGTCACTTATGAAGATTCAGACGGAACCTTAGATTTTAATGTAAATGATCCAACGATAGCTCTGTCAGGTGATGTTGCGGGTAGCGCGACAATGACTGACCTAGGAAACGTCACGATCTCTACAACGATTCAAGCAAATTCGGTGGCCCTTGGTACAGACACAACGGGTAATTATGTCGCTACAATCGCAGCAGGCGAAGGGATTGATGTATCTGGAAGTGGTAGCGAGACTGCAGCAATTACCATCAGTGCTGAGGATGCCACCGACTCTAACAAAGGTGTCGCCTCCTTTGACGCTACAGACTTCGCTGTATCAAGCGGAGCGGTAACACTTCAGGCAGAAAGAATCCAAGACATAGTAGGGGCTATGCTTTCTTCTAACACAGAAAGCGGGATTGCTCTCACCTATCAAGATTCAGATGGAACGATTGACGCTAATGTAGATGATTTCACGATTACGTTAGCAGGAGATCTTGGTGGCTCAGTAACTATCACAGACCTAGCCTCAGGAACGCTTACAGCGACCATACAGGCAAATTCTGTAGCATTAGGTACTGACACCACAGGTAACTATGTTGCGACTGTAACAGGCACCACAAACGAAATAGAGGTATCTGGGTCAGGCTCAGAATCTGCTGGTATCACAATAGGATTACCAGATGATGTCACCATTGGTAACGATTTAGTAGTTACAGGTGATCTTACTGTCCAGGGTACAACAGTAACCCTAAATACAGCTAACCTTGATGTTGAAGACTCCACTATAAGATTTGCTAAGAATGCGTCATCACTAGCAGCTACAGACGGTGCAGGTTTAGAGTTTGGTGGATCAAGTTCCAAGCCGACTATTCTATGGAACAATTCAGGTGGCTTCTTAACATCAAACAAGCCATTCAATGTAGGAGGAGCCAATGGATCTACACTTAGTGTAGGTGCTTTAAGTTTAAAGAATGCAGGCACACAATCCAGAATAGACTTTTATTGCGAAGCTTCAAATGCGCACTATGCAAGGTTGCAAGCTCCTGCACATGCAAATTTTAGTGGCAATGTAACAATAACTTTGCCTGCTACTACTGACACGCTTGTTGGTAGAACAACTACAGATACACTAACAAACAAAACACTCACAAGCCCTGCAATAAATAATGCTGCAAATCCTAGCTTTACTGGCACATCTACGTTTGGTGGTAGTAATGGGGTTAGTATATCTCAAGGCACAGTATCAATAAAAAATGGCGGTACTCGTTCAGCCGTGGATTTATATTGTGAAGCTAGCAACGCTCACTATGCAAGACTAAGAGCGCCTGCACACTCAGAGTTCAGCGGAAATATTACAGTAGACCTACCGACAAGCTCAGGAGATTTAATTGGCACAGGAGATACAGGAACAGTAACAAATGCAATGCTAGCAGGTTCAATAGCAGCATCTAAGCTAGCTGGAAGCATAGGCAACTCATTACTAAGCAACTCTTCTATATCGGTGTCAGATGGATCTAGCTCAACAGCTACAGCCCTTGGCGGCACTATCACATTTAGTGGAACCTCAAATGAAGTAGAGGTAGGAGAAAGCTCAGGTACAATAACAGTAGGCCTGCCAAGCGCAGTCAATATCACCACATCTTTGGGTGTGGGTGGTGGCTCTACGAATGGGGTGCAGATCTCTCAAGGAGCTATAGCACTTAAGAACGGCGGCACACAATCTAGGATAGATTTCTACTGTGAGTCCTCCAATGCTCACTATGCAAGGCTACAAGCTCCTGCACACAGCGCATTCAGCGGTAATGTCACAATCACATTGCCAGCTACCACAGGAACAATCGCCCTAACATCTGGAACCGTAGCATCCGCTAATACGCTTGCTACAGCCAGGACGATTCATGGTGTGTCCTTTGACGGGTCAGCGAATATAGATCTGTCAGAAGAGATACAAGACACCGTAGGCGCAATGTTCTCTGGTAACACAGAGACAGGCATATCAGCTACCTACCAAGATTCTGATGGCACTATAGATCTAGTTATAGGCAGTGGAGTCATTACTGATGCCATGCTTGCAGGATCTATTGCTAACGCTAAGCTAGCAAACAGTTCAATCACCGTCACCGATGGAAGCAACTCTACAGCTACCTCTTTAGGCGGCACCATTACGTTCAGCGCTGGAGAGGGTATAGATGTCACAGAGTCATCTGGAACAATCACAATCGCAGGAGAAGATGCGACATCAAGTAATAAGGGTGTTGCTAGTTTTAATGCTACTGACTTTTCTGTATCTAGTGGAGCAGTTTCCCTCCAAGCTGAGAGAGTGCAAGACATCGTTGGCGCGATGGTTTCAAGCAATACAGAATCTGGCATCTCAGTTACTTACGAGGATTCGGACGGTACTTTAGATTTCAATGTAGCAGATCCAACTATCACCATAGACGGTGACGTAGATGGTTCTGCAACCATGACCAACTTGGGCAACACCACAATCACGGTGGCCCTAGATAACTCAGGCGTTACAGCCGCATCCTACGGATCTGCGACAGCCATACCAGTAATAGCTGTAGATGCCAAAGGTAGGATCACATCTGCAAGCACAGCGGCGATTAGCACCAGCTTTACATTATCAGATGGGTCAAACACACAGACGATCTCTGGTGGCGACACATTTACGGTATCAGGCACAAACAATGAAGTAGACGTAGCAGTAAGCGCTACAGATACACTAACAATCGGATTGCCTAGCGATGTAACGATCAGCAATGACCTTACTGTTACAGGTAATTTAACAGTATCTGGTACGACAACCCAAACAGGGTCAGTGGTTACAGACAACAACTTTACTGGTTTGACAAATGCTAATACAGGCAATAGCACAGATTTTGGCTTCTACGGCAAATACGTAGAATCCAGCACCACAAAGTATGCAGGTATTTACTACGATGCCTCTGTAGATAACACATTTAGATTGTTTGTAGATACACAAACAGCTCCAACTACCACAGTTAATACATCAGCTACAGGATATGCAGCTGGTAATTTAATAATGGGAGACCTTACTACTACAGGGATTACCCTTGGTGGTACAGCTATTACCTCAACAGCAGCAGAGCTTAACATCCTTGATGGTGTGACAGCTACTACCGCAGAGATCAATAAGCTGGATGGTGTAACAGCCACAACAACAGAATTAAATATTATTGATGGATCTACTTCTGCCACAAGCACTACGCTGGCAGATGCAGACAGATTAGTAGTCAATGATGCAGGCACCATGAAACAGGTTGCCCTTACTGACTTTGAGACATACTTTGAGAGCGCACTAGATACCTTATCAAATGTCACCACTATAGGTACTCTAGGCACGTTGGCGGTTACAGGAGATGTGACCGTCAACACCAACGTATTAAAGGTAGATACTTCAAATAATCGCATAGGTATAAAAACTGCCTCACCAGCTGTTAGCTTAGATGTGGGGACAGCCACAGATGCAATTAGATTGCCTGTAGGTACAACAGCACAAAGGCCTACACCTGCTACAGGTCAGATCCGATACAACAGTACACTAGGAAGGTTTGAAGGATATACCGATGCCTGGGGCGAGATCGGTGGTGGCGGTGGCTCAAACACCTTCACAGTCAATACGTTTACAACATCAAACTCTACGACCACAGACTTTACGTTAAGCCAAGCACCTAACAGCGAAGATAATCTATTTGTCTTTGTAGAGGGTGTCTTTATGAACCCCTCAGACTACACGTTGAGTGGCACCACAGTGACGCTTGATGCAGCACTCCCGTCAGGGCGTGATGTCATTATTTACAGCGTTAGGGCAGCAGTCTCAGGAAGCAATCTGAATCACGATCAGTTTACTTGTAATGGCAACAGCAGCGGAAACCTAGGCACAGAGTTCACACTATCTATATCGCCAGTCTCGGAGAACAACACCCAGGTATTCTTGGATGGTGTATACCAGCAGAAAACAGATTACAGCGTAAGCGGCACAACCTTAACAATGGATACAGCGCCAGAATCAGGTGCGATCCTAGAGGTGATGACTTTCACGCAGACTAATATCAATGTGCCAGTCAATGACACAGTAGATACAGTACACCTCAAAGCAGATGCCGTTACAGCCGCTAAGATAGCCGACAGCGCGATTTCAGAGGAACACCTAGACCCTAGCATCATCTCAGGATTAACGAGCGCTACAGCCGTTTCTGCTGACACGTTCATGATCTTTGATGCAACCGACAATGCACTGAAAAAAGCCTCTATTGATGATGTAGTAAATGCGTCTACCTCAATTCAGACAGCAGCCGATGCCACAGCCATATTCATAGACAGTGGCGAGAACGTGGGGCTGGGTGGTGCAGCAGATAGCTCATTCAGGCTCAAGGTTAATGGCTCTACACAGATAACCAACAACCTTCAGCTAGACGGCAACCTATTACATCCATCAGGCGACTTAACCTTGGACGTTGCTGGTGACATTAGCCTTGATGCAGACGGTGGAGACGTTAGATTTAAAGATGGTGGTACTGAGTTTCTTCAAATATTTAACAATAGTACAGATGCTCACATTTATAATGCTAAT